AACACCAGAGGAGGAGCCCATGAAGCTCCAACTCCGGTTTCGCTGGAAGCGGTTTAGGTTCCTACTCCGACTCCGCTTCTAGCATCCGGGGGTCTCACCGTCGAAAGGCGGTGGGGCTCCTGGAGCGGGATATACTAGCGGAGCTGGTTTAATGCAACCTGAAGGGCTGAAAGCCTTGCGCATGCAAGCGGGTCTGTCGCAAGCGGAACTCGCGGAACTGATCGGTATGTCGCGGGTGACGGTCGGCCTGATGGAGCGCGGCGAGGCGCCCATCGAGAAGCGCACCGAACTTGCCGTCCGCTATGTCGTGGAGGTGATCTTCGGCGAGAAGGATGCCTGAGCCAGTCTATCATCTGCGCACCGGCGAGCAGGTTGCCACCGCCTATTGGCCCGAGGAGCTGCCGGAGCCGCCGGAGCCTAAGCGGCCTCGGAGGACATCTCCGGTGTTCCAAGGCCCAAACGCAAAAAGAAGGCCCGGCCGAGGGATCTCTCCCCCAGCCGGGCCTTCGCAACGAAGCTGATTAGCGGCTATTGCGGCTGATAGCCGACCCCTGGCACGATCAACTGCGCGGCCGTGAGATTTGGCAGGTTGGCCGTCGTGAGCAGCTTCAGGTCGATGCCACTGGCGCTGGTCAGTTTATTGCCGGTGGCGCTGACGCCGTTGAACGTGTCAGCGATATTGCCGGTGACGCTCACGCCGGTTGCCTTGTCGACCCTGATCCACACCGGGTTGCCATCGTCGACCGGCGAAACCACTGTGTTGTATCGGATCGTGAGACCGTTGACGTGGCTCGGGAAAATGCCGTTGGCCATGTTGAGACCGACGATGAGGTTCTTCTCGATCAGCACGTTCGAATAGGGCAGGTTGCCGACCTGATCCGCCAGGAAGATGCCCTGCATGCCGTTCCCGCCCCTCGGCAGCACGATATTGTAGCGGATCGTGATGTTGGCCGACGGCTTGGTCGAGCCCTGCGTCCAGAATTGGATGGCGTCGGGGTGATCGGTGGTGTTGCGCTGGAAGTTCGAGAAGCTGTTGCGCTCGATCAACACATTCGTGCTTGCCGCGAAGTTGAAGCCGTCGGACCGCAGCGCAGTGACGATATTATTCGCCACCGTGACATTGTTACAGGCGCCGAGGCGGAAGCCGGCCATCAGCTGCTCGAAACGGCTGTTGACGATCCGGAGGCCGTCGACGTTGCCGATATTCGGGCCGACCATGTCGTTGCGCGCGTCGTTATCGAGCGAGCCATGGAAGTACACGCCGTCGAAGCTGATGCCCTTGCCGCCGGCGATCTTGCCGAGATTTTCAGCGTTGGGGTTGGCCGGATCCTTCGCGTTGCGCGCGATCTCGACATTCAGGAACGTCAGGTTGCCGACATTGGTGAGCGAAAACCAGCTGATCTTGGCGCGATGCGCCGGATCGGCGGAGGTGATGATCACCGGGCTGGCGTAGCTCTTGCCAGAGAGCGTGACGCCATAGCCACCGCCAGAAGGGAGAAGGAAGACCTCGCCGCCCTTGGCGTTGGCAAGCGCGGTGTTTAGCGCGGCCTGATCGGCGATCTTGATTCCCACAGGCGCGGGCGCCGGAGCTGGCGTGGGCTCGACCACCGGAGAAGGCGTCGGGGTTGGCGTGGGAGCTGGCGGCACCACCACGCCGCCGAGCTGCTGCAGGACATAGTCGCGGGCCCAGATATAATCCCTGGTGCCGGTGCTGATGCCCTGCAAGGCGGTGGTGGCTTCGGGGCGGCCGAGCAGATATTTCGCGTCGTCGATCGGCGCGGCATGGGCCCGGCCACAGACGAGCGCGATCGTCAGCCCGGCGATAGCCGGGCCCATGAGCTTGAGCATTTCGGTTCCTCTATTCGTTGGCAGCTGCGGCGAGCTTGGCCTGCAGGCGGGCGTGGCCCTCGTCATTATCGGCGATCAGATCGGCATAAGCTTCCTTGAGGGTTGCCTGATCCTTCTCATGGAAGGTCGCGGTGAGCTGATCGTAGATTTCCTTGAACTCAGACGCCGCCGCGATGACGGGCCCGACGACCGGCAGAAGCCGGAGCACGCTGGCTAGATTGAACAAGGTCATTCTCCCTTGATGGCCGAGAGCAGCGCCGTGACGGCGTTCTGCGCTTCGGTGGCTGCGGTGGCGTAGGAGGTGGCGTTGCCGGTGCGGTACGCAGCGCGCACGGCCTGGACGGCGCGATGGGCACGATTGTCAGCAGCGGCGATGGAAGTAGCGCGGCGGCCTTTTACCAAGCCCGCATCGGTCGCGGTCTCCGCGGCAAGGCGCGCGGCTTTGTAGGCGAGCTCAGCCGTGATCGCGACCTGCTCGTCTAGGATGGTGGTTTGCGCCACCGTCGAGGGCGTCGCTGGCGGCGCGATATCGCACGCGCTCGTCATCGCGGCCGCCGAAAGGGCGACCGCGTAAAGCAGTCTCTTCATGTCAGTCTCCTCAGTTGAAATTAGGGATTGGGAGCGGGCTCGGAACCGCTGTCGTCCTTGCGGGCGAAAATCAGCCCGAGGGCATTGCGCCTGCCCTTGTGGCGTTCATTGGCATCGGTCTGAGGTTGGAACTGGAAGTCGATCGGCAGGCCAGTACGCTTTGACAACCAGTCGGCAATGGCAGTGGTCATCACCAGCCAGCGCGCATCGAACTCCCATATCCCGCTTTCGCGCGTGCCTGGGAACAGGACATCGAATTCATCATCCGGCAACATGAAGCGCACATCGATGTCGCGCCAGTCGGGCCGTTGCAGTGCTGATCCAACGAGGTAGCAGCCACCGCCCCTATCACCGAATGCAGCCATGAGATCCTTGCACGCCAACTCGAGCGCGAAGCAGGCGGGCGCACCAACGTAGATGCCTTTCTTCCGGGGCTCTTCGCTCATTCTTTCGTCTCCACTGGAACGGTCTTGTTCTCGTCGTTCATCACTTCGACAGGCTGAGGGCCCATTTGCGGCGGGGTTGCATTGGCCGCCGCGGTGACCGCCTCGAAGGCCGCCTTGGTGGTTTCGGCGCGAGTGTCGTCCACCTTGTTGGTGCGGAAAATCATCGCTGAAATGGTGCCGAGCACGCCGACTAGGCCGGTGACAGTCTTGTCCGAAACCGCGATCAGGCTGTCCGGCAGCGTGCGGCCCATCAGGCCGGATACGACTGTCGGCGCCAGGCCAAGGATCAGGATCGCGGCGATCAGGGCGATGAACGCCACCAGCTGCTCGCGAGAAGATACGCTCATCCGATGATCTCCATGGCTCGCGCACGCAGCGCGTTGACGTTATCGAGGCCGACGGTGCCGCCGTTGGTGATCCTGCGCGCCTCGGTCGGATGGCCCGCATCGAGAACCGACCAGACATTGTTGGCGGTGTAGAAATCGAGCGCGATCAGCAGCGAGAGCGCCGGCACCGCGGCGAGATCCGGGTTGATGTCGAGCCCGATGCCAAGCCGGCGATCGGTGCCCTCGTAATTGCCCCGGCCGGTCAGCTGCAGCAGGCCGCGCCCACGATAGGCCCAGCCGTCCCCTGGCTGGATGTTGCCCATCCGCGCGCCATAGACCTTGTTGGCGAGCTGCACCGGATTGTTTGCATAGGGCTGCGCCTCGGCGATCGACGGGAAGCGTGACGGCCACACCTCCATCAGCCGCTTCGCCGAATAGTTCAAATTCTCCTCGAACCGGCTGTAGCCGCCGCTTTCGTTGCATGTCTGCGCCAGCAAGTCGGCCAGTCGCGCAGGGCTCTCCGCCGCGCCATATTTCGGGAAGTGCACGGCCGCCGCATTGCCGAGAGATGCGAGGATCGCCGGCGATGCCTTCGGCGCCATGTGCTCAAAGAGAGCGGTATAGGTCTTGCGCAAAGGCACGCCATCGGGCGTCACGCCCAGGCTGAGCTGGGCGAGCTTCCAGTTGATTGCCATTTTTGATCCCTTGTTGAGCTCAGTCGAGCTTGCGGGTTTTCTGCGACTTGTAGTGATCGGGCGCTTTGCCGCTCAGCAGGTCGGAGATGACTTCCTTGCTGGAAATCTCCGTCTGGACTTCCTCGCGGATCAACCCGCGCTGATGCGCCACATAGGACTGAAGCTCCTCGTCGACCTTCTGCAGGAACCGCACGCGCACCAGCCGCACGACGCGATCGGAGGTGACGGCGAACAGCGCCCCCAGCATCGCCCCGGTCTGCGGATCCATGCCGACGCGCACCGACAGATAGACCGTGAGCAGCGCCACCATCGGTGCGAGCAGGAAGTCGATCGTCACCATGCGCCATGTGAGGTTTCGGCCCT